CGAGTAGTGGGGCGCGAGGCCGGTGATGCGCTCCGGGTTGGTGCGCTCGTCCTCGTAGAACAGGGCGGTCGTGGCCTGCTGGGTCAGGCCCTCGATCGCGAGCATGGCCTGCTTGGTGCGGACTTGGGCGACCTTATCCATGCCGCGCTTCTCGGCGAGGTGCTTGTCTACGGTGATGGGCAGCTCGATCATGCCGGTCTGCGCACGCACCTGGGCGGTGCTCGCCTTGCCCGAGTTGCGGGCCTGGTTGTAGCGGACCCACGCACCCTGGGGCAGGCCGGTCGCGATCACGGTCTCATGGCTGGAGCCGTCATTGCACTCGATGAACGGCAGGTAGCTCCAGATGTCGTTGGTCTGGACCAGCATGTTCACGATCGCCGCGATGTCCCCCTTGGGGTCCTCCATCTTGGCGTAGTCGGCGAGGGTGAGGTTGTAGGAAGCGAGGGTCGACATGTTGGGCTCCTGTCCCCGCCAGGGGACCGCCGGGTTGTCCCGGCTTTAAGGCTGTTGATGGGGTGACGGCGTTAGGCCGCGGCGGTCTTGGCTTTGGGGTAGAGGACGTCTTCGAGCGGTTTCTCGCCGGCCGAGTTGTCGCCGCCGGCTGCGAAGCTGTCCTCGCGGTTGGCCTGGCCGAGGTAGTTGAACAGGCGGACAACGGCCGGGTGTTCACCGTAGCCGCTGGCGTCGAGGAGTTGCTTGATGCCGGGCGCGATCTTGGTGTCGATCTCGCCGACGACCTTCTGCGCACGCTGGAGGCTGGCCTGGAACTTCTCGCCGCCGTATTCCTTGTCGGCCTTGATGGCGTCGTGCCAGTCGGCCTTCTGCTTGGCGAGCGCGGCTTCCATGTCGGCCTTGGCCTGGACCTGGCGCGTGTGCGTGTCGTTCAGCAGCTTCTGGGCGTTCTTGGCATCGAGGCCGTAACCCTTGGCGACCTCGATGAGCTTGGGCAGGGCCGCAGCATCGAAGCCCTCGGGGGCCTTGAGGCCGGCGAAGGGATCGGCCGCGCCCTGCTGGCCGGTGCCGCTCTGGTTCTGCTGCGCTGCGTTGCCGGTATTGGTGCCGGAGGCAGTCTGCGCACCAGCCGCCGCCGCGTCACCGCCGGCCGCACCAGCGCCGCCGCCGTTGCCGGCAGCAGTCTGGGAACCATTCGCGGCGGTGGCTACGGCGTCGGTCATGGCGCGAGCATATCAGGAACTGGAGCCGTCAAGGCGGCTAGGCTTTTGCACGTCAGCGATGAGCCCGCCGATCGACTCGGGGCGCGCCTCGGTGAGCTCGGCGAGCAGCCAGAGCCCGACGTTGCGCTCGCCGGCGCGCAGGCTGCTGACGCGCTCGCTTTCAGCGTCGAAGGTCTGGCGCAGCGGGCCGGTGCGCTCCAGGATCCGCCGCAGGACGCGGCGTCCTGCCTGGGTGTCGAGCATGACGCCGAGGTCATGCAGGTCGTCCCTGCGGCGCTCCTTGGCCTGCTGTTCAGCAAGCGCTGCGCGCTGGTCGTCGTCGAGGTCTTCCTCGCTGGCCATCACGCAACCCTGGTGAGCAGCATGGTGGCCTGGACAACGGCCGAGGCGGCAGCGCCCAGCGGGCGCAGGCGGACAGCGCGCTTCTCCGGAAGCACGATGCCGGCCTTGCTCAGGTCGACGGGCGGAACCATGCCGGTCGCACCGATGCCCAGCACACACTCGACGTGCAAGCTCTGGTCGGTGCCCCACGGATCCTGGGTGCAGACGATGAGCGCCGCGGCCTGGGTGTAGGCGCTCGCCTGGATGCAGTCGAGCCGGTACTGGCTGGAGCCCTTGCCGGTGGCAGGGTTGGTCCAGTGCCCGTTCATGCTGGTGTTCCAGCCGGTGAGCATCTTGCAGATGGCGCTCGTCAGCGTGCCGGGAACGCCAGCGGTGTAGGTGCCGCCGGTGCCGGCCTTGACGATGTGGATGTCGCCAGCGTTGGCCTTGCCGGTGCCGTGCGTGAGCACGTCAGCGCCGAAGACGTCGGTCCAGGTCTTGGTGCCGGTCACCTTGGTTTGGCCGTTGAGGGTGATGTCCTCGGACTGGAAGGCGTAGGCGGCATCGAGGCCAGTGACGCGGATGGTGCGCGCGCCAGTGCCGGCCGCCGCATCGCTCGCGCTCGAACTACTGACGTCCAGGGCTGCGCCGGCGCCGAGGATCGCGTACCAGTCGAGCGCCTGGTCGTACTGATAGAGCTCTTCCAGCGCAGTGCCCACGGTCGCGTTGCGACCCCAAACGACGATGTTGTTGCCGCTATGCTTCTCGATGATGTCCATGGCTGTTCCTTACGCTGCGATGCCGCGCTGGGCGTTGATGAGGTCGGTTAGGGCGTTGTCGCCGCGGGTGTCGGTCTCGCTCAGGAGTTTTGCTGCCTGGGCGTTCTGGACCTGCTGCTCGGCCTGGATCTGCTGCTGCGCCATCTGGGCGCGCTGCTGCCGGATCTGGTCGCGCGGCTCCGGGAACCGGAGGATGCGGTTGGTGACGCCCAGCATGTCGTGGTATTCGAGCGCGACCTTGTCGGCGTCGACGTTGTCGAGCACGTCCTTCTGGAAGCCGGCGACGTTGCCGAGCACGCCGAGGAAGCGGTCGAGTGCGCCGAGGCCGAGCATCTTCTGGACCTGCGCCATCATGCTGACGTACTGCACGATCAGGGCCTGGCCCTGGATCTCCTCGGGCGGCTCAGGCAGCAGGCCGCGCGCCAGCATCGAGGTGAAGGCGCGGGCGATGAGCGGGTCAAGGAGCTCGTCGTTGAGGTTCTCCAGCACCGGCCCGATCTGGAGGAGCTTCTCCTCCTGCTTGGCTCGGATCTCCTCGGCGGTGACCTGGCGGCGGTCGCTGTTGGCCAGCATCAAGAACAGGTCGGCGAAGCATCCGGCTTCGATCCGCTGACGCGCGTCCTGGATCAGCGGGAAGATCTTCTCGATCGGGAAGGTGTGCGTGTTGTAGAGCGGTTGAATGAGCGGAGCGCCGCCCTTGCTCTCGTCGTAGTAGGTGATCCCGCCGGCGATCTGGGTGGTGGCCTGTCCGCGCATGCTCGACGGCGCCGTGAGCGGCGGGTCGGCCATCTTGTTCGTGCCGCGGTCGAGGGCGCGCTTGTAGGCCTGGAGCGCCTTGCTGTGGCCGCGGATGCGCTTGCCCGGCCCCTGGCCGTAGGCGTTGCGCCCAGTGACCTGCCAGCGCGGGCAGAGGACCGGGAAGGAGTCGAAGCCCTTTACCGACAGCGCGCTGGCGTCCTTCGCACCGCTGGCCTCGTAGTAGGTCGAGATGTAGCGCTTCTCACGCGACAGGATGCCGCGCGGATTGTAGTCGGCGTTGGGGCACACGACATGCACCACGTCGACCGGATCCTCGTAGCCCTTGAGGTTCCACCGATTGCGCACCGTCTCGCTGACGTTCTCGATCTTGAAGCGCTCGACGACCTGGCGCACGGTCATGCGCATTTCGCGGACGATGCAGTCGACGCGGCGCTTGGCGTTGGTGCTCAGCCAGTAGGTGCCGATTGCCAGGTTCTCGAAGCGGAAGACTTCCTCGTCGTCCTCCTCCATGACCATCGCATCGACGCCGAAGGCGGCCACGTTGCCGTAGGTGATCGGCAGGGCGTTGTACAGGTTCGAGGCGCGGAAGGCGTCGAGCATCCGGTCGCGGCAGGCTTCCAGCCAGGCCTTGACGACGGGCAGCTCGTTCAGCGTCTTGTCAGCGAGGGACAGCTCGAACCAGGGCCGGCTCGGGTTGGTGATGCCGGAGTGCAGTCCCGACGCGCAGGTCTCGATCGCGCTGACCGGCGAGTCGTCGATGATCCGGCTGTAGCTGTCGGCCTTGCCGTTCCCGTAGTCCGAGGTCGACCACTGGCAGCGATCGGGCAGGACGTACAGGTCGACGTCCTTCCACCACGTTTCAAAGGACGTGCGCTCATTTTTGAGCGTGCCCCTGGTGGACTCGATGCGTTCCTTGAACTCGGTGGAGACGGCGACCATGTCACATTCCGAGGAGCGTCTTGCGCGCCACGTCGGCCGATCCCAGGCTCGTGCCGGAGGTCAGGATGGTGCCGCTGCGGCCGTTGTTGGTTGCAACTGCGGCGCGGCGGCGGCGCTCCAGGGCGATGGCGTCGGTCTCCTTGACCGATGCGTCGATGGCGCGCGACTCAGCGGCCGCGGCGCGGTTCTGTTCCTTCTCGGCCATACCAGCGGCTTGGTCGCGCTGGTCCTCGCGGGCGCGCGTGCCGGTCTCGTAGACCTCGTTGAATCCGCTGGTTCCCATGCTCAGCGCGCTGGTGAGCGTGCCGAGCGGGTCGTCCTCGATGGAGCCGATCGCATCCTTGAAGCCCTCCTCGATTTTATTGACGGGGTTCGAGCTGCCCATGTCAGACTCCCAGATGCTTGGCGTAGACGGTTTCGGCGTGGGCATAGCCCAGGCGCCGCAGGATGGCCGAGAAGTCGCGGCCGTCGCGGACGCTGTGGTGCACCACATGGCAGCCAATGGCCTGGAGCTGCGCGTCGCAGAAGTGCAGGAAGTCGATGCCGACATGGCCCTGGCGCGCTTCGGGCGACAGGAAGACGGCGTCTTGCCAGGCGCCGATCATGCCCATGCGCTGGGGAAACGGTCCGATCCAGAAGGTTGCGTAGCCGCGCAGCTTGCCGAGCTGGGCGGCGCTGCCGTCGGCGCTCTCGCCGGGCAGGTCGCGGACGGTGAAGGTGACCAGCCGGCCCTCGCGTCCGGCCGCGGTGTACGCGGCGACGTCGACGACCGGCGGCGTGTCGCCGGGATAGGCGACCTCGCGCCAATGACCCATGACCAGGGGCTCGGCCCCTGACCATGCCAGCTCGAACGGCTCACGCGCGAAGGCAACGCCCATGCGGCGAGCGTAGCGACGGCAGGGTCAGGCGCGACGGCTAGGCTTTTGCATCAGGCTATCGGTCGTCCGGGTGCTTGTACGGGTCGGCCTCGGTGATGCTCATGCCGGTCGACTGCTGCCGTCCCGGGCCGTTCTTCGCCTGGATGGGATAGGCGAACGACAGGGCGAGGGCGTCGGCCTTGTTCGGCGACGGAAGCCCGCGCTGCTTCATCTGCTCCTTCGATTCGAGCTGGATCTTGCCGTCCATGCGCGGGATCGTCTCGGGGCCGATCAGCTCGTCGTGCAAGCCGTGGTCCTCGGGCAGCGCGCCGCCCTCCTTGAGCCATTTCTTGGCCATGCCCCACATGTAGGACCGGAGGTTGAGATAGCCCTCGTCTGGTGACTTCTCGCCGAACCAGGCGATCAGCCAGCGGCGCCCCATGGTGCGGCCGGCCGAGACGATGCCGGTCCCGTAGCCGCCGTCGACGATGACGCCGTCGGCCTGCTCCTCGTCCTCGTGCTGCGCGACGATGTTGGCGATCTGCACGTCGTTGTCATTCTTGGGAATGACGCGCAGGATGCGGAAGGCCAGGCCCTGCCGCAGCCCGATGACCAGCGGATCCTCGCCGGTCCATGCTGGGTCGACCGTGATGATCTTGGGTGCATAGCGGTACTGCTCCTCGCGCAGATGCCGGCCGAAGGCGGCGTCGACGTCCTCGGTTCCGATGAACTGCTTGAAGCTGGAGGTTGGGAACATGCCGCGGACGCGCACCTTCACGAGGTCAGAGTCCTCGCCATTGTCGGCGACGAGCTGGTCGAGGAAGGCGCGATTGACGCCCTCGACGGTGCGGCTGTCGATCTGCTCGACCATCCACCGATGTGCAAAGCGGCGGAAGGCCTCGCGGAATCGACCGCTGTTCCGGGTCGGGTTGCCGAACGCGCCCCACAGGATCTGGGTGTCCTCGTCCGTGAGCGCGCCATCAGCGACCTCCCAGACCTTGTCCGCGATGGCTGACGCCTCGTCGAAGAGGAGGAGGATGCGTCCGCCCTTGTTGTGCAGGCCGGCGAATGCTTCGGTGTTGTGTTCGGACCATGGCGATGCGTCGATGCGCCAGCGATTACCGAGCGGCTTGCCCTGCTCGTCGTTGCCGACCGCGCGCAGGCTTGTCGCCTCGCACACAAACAGATGCCCGCAGATGGACAGCGCGTGCCACTTCGCCACTTCCGGCCAGGTCTTGGTGCGAAGCTGGTTCTCGGTGTTGGCGGTCACCACGCCGCGGGTGTACTCGCGCGTGCTGATGGCCCAGATGATCAGCCACGACACCATGGCCGACTTGCCGATGCCGTGGCCTGATGCGCGCGCGAAGCGGAGGGGCTCCATGGCGCTGCCGAGGTCGAGGCCGGCCTGGAGCCGTTCGCCGATCTGCTCCAGAAGCTTCCGCTGCCAGCGGCGCGGGCCGAGCTCCTTCTCCAGGACCGTGCCGGGCTCGCCCCACGGGAATGCCCAGAGGACGAAGCCGAGCGGGTCGTTGGTGAAGCGCGCCAGGTCCTCGGTGATCTGGTCCTCGCGGTCGGCGGTCTCGGTCATGGTTTGGCTTTCCTACGATGTCGCCGCTCGCGTTCTTTCGGTGTCCTCGCTTCAACGTCGGCTATGACCGCATCGGCCCACGCCTTCGTCGCGCGCTGCCCCTTGCTGCTCTTGACCCATTCGACAAGGGTTTGCGGGGCGCTCATACGAACTGCTGGAGGATGGGGTACGGGTTGGGGATCTCGACCATCATCGCGCGCTCAACGGTGTGCAGGAACTGGCGGACCTCCGGGCCAGGGCGCTCTTCGCCCGGGATCGAGAGCTTGAACCATGGCCGCGGCGGGCTGGTGATTCCTGGCCGCAGAGCGTCCGCCATCCGCTCGACGGCGCGCCGCATGGCTCGGTAGCTGCCGCCGGGGCTCAACCGCCGGGGTCCACGGTATCGCTGTGGGAACGGCGGCTTGGTGACCCAGCGCCTGGGCGTTGTGCTGGTGGTCCAGTCGATCATCCCAGCGCCTTCCGCAGCTCGTCGATCGTGTAGCGGGTCAGTGCTTCGCGCTCGCTGCGCATCATGTCGTGGTTCTGTTCCGCGGCGACTCGGTCACGCACCCGCTTCACCACGTCGCGCAGCGTAGTCAGCCGTTCGCCCAGGTTTGTGATCTGTTCGTTGAGCGCGGCCTTCTCCCAGAAGACACGCTCGCGGTGCATCTGGCGGGCCTCGTCGCGCTCGGCTCGCAGCATGTCCAGGGCGATCTTGAAGCCGATCGCTTCCTGCCTGGCCTGTTCCTTGAGCCCAGCGATCTCCACATGCAGCTTCTGGACCTCAGAGATAAGGTCGGTCGGCCACGGCGGTCCTGGGATCCCGTCGATGCGTCGGTCGACCAGCTTCTTGACCGTGGCCTTCGCCTCGTTGCGTTCCTTGATGATCCTGCGCGCGCAATCGGCTGCTCCCTCGCTGGCGCCGTGATCAGCGACAACGGCTTGCAGGATGTCCAGCAGCTCGGCTAGGAGCGGCGGCGCCTGTGCCTCCTTGGCGAAGGCCTGCGCTTGGTTCCGCTCTTCGCAGGCTGCTGCGTAAGCCGTCTCTGCGCGTTCTGCTCGGCATCTTAGGTCTTCGATGTCCTCGACGACGCCGCGGGATGGGCCACGGATCTCGCCGACAGCGGCGGCGTGCATACGCGCGACCAGCCCGCAGGCTGTGCCGTGCGCTTCTTTCGATCGCGCCAGTTCGGCCTCGGCCTTCTTCGCCATCTCCTGCCAGGCGTTCCATTCTCGGTTGGCCCTGGCGAGGTCATGCTCCAGGGCCGCGATCCTGTCCTGGTAGCCCTTGACCCGCGGCGTCTTCAAGCCGGGCAGCAGCATGCAGGCATTCTCTGCCATGTGCGCCAGTGACTCCCTGGCCATTCGCAGGTCCTCGCCGAGGTGAGGCGCGACGCCCTCATGCTCGAACCAGATGCGGATGCCGCAGAAGTGGATGTCGGTGGGGTGGAGGGTCATGGTCATGGTTAAACTCCGATCTTGAGGTGAGGATGCCGGTCGATGCTGGTGGTGCGCTTGCCGTCGACGGTGATGGCGAAGTATCGCGGCGCGTTCTGGGCGGCGATGGTGACGGAGCAGACGCCGAGCCCGGTGACGCGGGCGAGCTCGTGCGGCGTCATCGCTCGGCCGGCGTCTTCGAGTGCGCAGAGCAGCCGATCCCGGATCTGCCGGCGGCGGTCATGCTGCCGGTCCCGCTCGGTCTCCTGGCTCATTATTGACGCACTCGTAATCATGTCGGGCTCCGTGGTGGTTGGTCGAGGTGCAGGCGTTCGAGGATCAGCGCGCGTTGCAGGTCGCCGGTTGCGGACAGTGCGGCTTCGAGGTGCTCGCGGCGGTGCGTGGGGTCGTTCTTGGCGCACGACACGTCCAGCTCGACGCGGGAGAGGGCGGCGATGATGTCGATCACTAGGACGTCGTTGACGGCTCGGCGGTCGGCCTCGCTCTTGAGTGCAGCCAGGGCGCGGGCCTGCTGGCTCGCCGGCGGTGGTCCTTGTGGCGCATGCTCATGCCGTCCTCCGATCCTGGCCGTCGATCTCGACGACCGCATCGCCCAGCAGGCGCGAAGCGATGGCCCCGCCGAACGTCTGGCGCAGGTCGTCCGGGTTGAGGTTCGTGGTCCAGATGGTCGTGCGGCCGTCCTTGCGGCGCTGGGTGGCGATCTCGTAGACGGCTTCGAGGACCCACTCGCTCGGCTTCACGCACCCGATGTCGTCGATGGCGAGGATGCGCTCGTCCTGGCACCAGGCGTCGAGCTTCTCGCGGTCGTAGCGAGCGCGGCGGATGTCGCTCGACTCGCTGATGATCGCCATGATGTCCTGAGCGACGACGTCACGGACGCGACGCATAGCCCATGCTGCTTCCGACTCAGCCCTCCACTTCCGGGCGGAGGTGAGCTGGTGCTGGATGCGCTCGCCGGTCTCGATCAGGTCGCGGGCACGGCGCAGGCGCTGGCCGCGTAGGAGGCCGTAAAGCTGGAAGGTCTTGCCGGTGCCAGGCGGCCCGACGATGAGAGCGGACCCGCCGATCTCCTTGGCCTTGATCGCGGCCACGACGGTCTGGCGCACGGCGTCGATGGCTACGGCCTTGCGGTATTCAATCGGCAGGGTGGCCTCGATGTCCTCCCTGGTCAGCTTGTACACGAGGTCCGCAGGCATGGTCGGCAGCGGCAACGCAGTCCTGCCGAGTCCGCCCAATGCCTCGCCGATGGTGATGGGTTGGCTCATGTCGTGATCCTCACGGTCTTGGCTCGGACGCGGTCGCTGATGCTGCCAACCTGTGCGCCTCGGGCGGTGATCGCCTTCTCGATGGCATCGGGCCAGCGCTCGTCAGCAGGCACGCCAGCGGCGGCCGTGCGGACCAGCTCGTTGCCGTGCTTCTCGACCAGGGCCTTCCAGGCTGGCCAGTTCTTGGGTCCGACCTTGCAGCCAGCGGCGACGAGGCCGGCGACCCAGGGTTCGGCCTGTTCGTAGCGCCAGCGCTCAGGACTCGCTGGGTGGGGCTGCGAGACGGGCGCGCCCTCGAATGTATTCTCTCCCTGTCCCTGTCCCTGTCCCTGTCCCTGTCCCTGTCCCTGTCTAACGCCTTTCGTACCTGCTTCGTACGGTGTACGCTCACCGTTTCCGTTGCCGTTCTCTGGTGGGTTCGCACCCCCGTTCTTACGCCGTTCGCGCCACAGTCGCAGGCGTTCGGCCTCGGCTGCCCGCTCATCGACCCGCCGCTGCTTAGACTTCCAGGCGCGCATGGCGTCCTCTGCCAGCGTCTTATGGTAGAGCCTGCCATCGCTGCACTTATAGAAGCCGCGCAGCACGACCCACTTCTCGCGCCGGAGCTGAGCGACGCTGATGCCGGCGAAGCTGGCGAGCACGGCATCATCATCGGGTAGGCTCGCGGCCGGGACCTGCTTCCAGGCTCTACACCAGAGCGAGACCGCAGCCTTGAACCATTTGCCATCAGCGAGCGCCCACAACTCGGACGCGAGTAATCGCTCAGTGTTGAGCATGAAGCCATCGAGGTCGCGCAGGTCGCACTCGGCAGGGACGGGAGGGGCTGGCAGGTCGGCGGTAGTCATGGCGTCTCGGCGAGGTGAGGGACTTCGATGGTGGCCGGAGCGGTGGCCGTGATCTGGGGCGCGACGTGGCGCCAGTAGCGGGCGTAGATCTTGGCGCGCAGGGCTTCGCGGACGAAAGGCGGCGCCTTGACCTTGTGGAGGATCTTGGCCTGGCGCAGCCAGCCGGCCGAGCGCGGCCCGTGTCCGATGACCCGGCGGCCGTTGGGTTCGGTGTGGTGCTGTAGCTCGTTCCGCAGCCGTAGGACCCCAGCATGGGCCGGAGCCCACTCGGGGATGCCGTTGGCCACCAGTGCCGCCGGAACCGCGTAGTAGAACCGGGCGGGGCTCCAGCCGGGATTGTAGCGGCGCTCCTTCTTGAGGTCGGCCTTCCAGTCGGCCATGCTGATCTTGATCTCGATCTCCCACAGCAGCCCGGCCTTGGTCAGCAGCGCCATGTCCATCTCGCTACCTTCCTGGACGTTGGGGCACAGGTCGCGGCGCCACCACTCGAACGCCACGGCAAGGGCGCTGATGATGCTCGCCTCGCTCCAGCGGATGGGCTCGGTCACGCCTTCCCTCCCTTCGGATTCCCCTGCACCGCCACGAGGCGGACGAGGATGCCATCGGCGACGACATCGGGATAGGTGGTGGTGTAGAGCCTGACGAGGCGCTCGGGCTTGATGGGGACGCCGATCTCGTCGAAGATCTTGCGCGAGACGGCGGCGGCGTCCTGCCAGTCGTGGGAGAGGAAGCGGCGCAGGTCGGAGCTGGTCACGCCTGGGCCTTTCGTGCTGCGCGCGTGGCTGCGGCGTTCCGCTGGCGCCAGGGCAGGTCGATACGGTTGTGGCAGCGCTGGCAGAGGGCCAGCAGGTTGACCATGCGGTTGTCGGTCGGGTCCTGGTTCAGGTGGGCGATGGTCAAAACGATCTTGACCGGCTTCCAGCCGGTTTGGTCGACGACGGTCCATTGCGGGCTGGCCGGATCGCGCCAGACGACGCGCCCGTTGGGCACACAGCACAGCTCGCAGCAGGTGCTCGGCTCGATCTCTGGGCAGAACTCCTCCAGCGTGGCGCGAGCGAGCACCTTTGCGCGGATCTCCGGCCAGCCGGCGGCCTTGGTGTAGTGGCGGCGGTTCTCGGGGCGGATGGGCATGGTCAGGCTCCGGCCGGCTGAAAGGTGTCGCCCCAGGTGATGAGTACCTTGGTGAAGGGCAGTCCGCAGGTTGCTATGAAGTGATCGCGCATCGCCGCAGCACAGGCGAATCCATCGCGCCGGGCAACAGCATCGGGGTCAGCGACAGGAAGGCTGTCGATGTAGATGCCATATCCCTCCTCATAAACGCTGATTGTCTGCACACTCTGGCACGTCGCGGTCCCGAGGACGCCCATGGGCGACCGGTACGCCTTGCCGGTCCAGTGCCGCAGGGCGAAGGTCTCGCCGGGCTTGACCAGCGTGCGGCCGCGGATGGTCGTCTGCTTGGCGCGCGCGAGGATCAGCGGATGGAACTTCGGCAGAAAGGTGTGGTACTTCATCGGTGTCCCTTGTGGCGAGTGGTCAGGCCCCGGCGCTTCCCCGGACGCGGTGTCTTCCGGGCGTCCCCGGTCGGCCTGCGGTTCGATGTCACGTCCTGGCCGCTCCGTCACCGTCTACCGTTGGGCGTAGGCGGTGCCGGAACGGTCAGGCTCCGTCGCTGCCTTCGTCCTGTCCGCCGTCCTTCTCGCCTTCGGCGGGCGCCTGTTCGAGTTGGTCATCCCAGACGATCAGGGCGTCGCTCTTCGGGCCGACGATCAGCTTCTTCTTGCCCAGCTTTACGACGCGGCCGCAGAACTCGCCGCCGGTCTGGCGCTGGACCTTGGCCTCGTCGGTCTGGTCGACGCCCTCGACCGTGCGGCCGTACTTCGCTTCGTGGCCGATGCTCGCCCACTCGTCCTTGCTGTAGAGCGGCAGCATCAGGAAGTGCGTCTCGCCGACCGCATCGGCGACGAGGTAGTCGCGCTCGTAGAGGTTCAGCACGCAGCCGGCGACGTTGAGAGCCGTGCCGCGGCGCAGCTCCTCGCGTTCGTTGTCGTCCAGGGCGAAGCCCAGCAGGTCGAGCTCGGCCTTGCCCAGGTCCTTGGCGCTCTTGATCGGCGCCTTCTCGGCACCGTCGAAGAGCGGCGCGCCCGCCTTCACTTCGGCCTGCTTCTTCGCCCAGTCATAGCCGCGCTGCCAGTCGGCTTTCTGTGGGTCGTCGCGGTACGGGTTGATCGCTTCGGCCTTGCTGGCGTCGAAGGTGCGGAAGCCCTGCTCGTAGGCGGTGACGTCGCCGCTGATCGTCTCCTGCTTGCCGTCGGCCATGCTGGTCTGGACATCGCAGCGGACGAATGCGGCGAGCTTCTTGTTGGCTGCGGCCAGATGCTCCTTGGCGGCGCTCAGGTCGTTCTTGGCCGCTTCGACATCGGCCTCGCAGGCGGTTACCTCGCCAGCCAGTTCCTTCTCCAGGCGGACGCGCTCCTTGTGGGCGCGGAGCTCGTCGTCCTTCTTCTGGTTGTCGAGCTGCGACAGCTCCAAGGCGAGCTGGGCAGCGGCGACCAGCGAGCGCCAGCCGATGACGTCCTTGGCCAGGATCTGGAGGGCGGCGTCGCCCTGGGCGTGCACCGTGATGCCGAAGGCCGTGGGCGCTGCCGGCATGGTGTCGGTGATGAGGTCGCCGGAGGCGAGGGCGCGCACCAGGACGGCCAGCTTGGTCAGCAGACCGTCGACGTGCTGGAAGGCCTCGGGCAGTTCGCCGATGAGGTCGCTGGAGCGCTCGATCGGGTGGCCTGCTTCGCTGCGCGTGCAGATGGCGGTGAAGGTGGCGACGGCAAGCTGGAGCTGGTCCTCATTGGAGGGGACAGCCGGAGCCGGCGCGGGTTCGGTGGTGGTGGTCATGTGGATCAGGTCCTTGGGCCTGGTGGTGGTGCGTTCGTGAGAGCCGCGCGGGATGCGCGGTTGAGCTGTCTGGCCCGCTCGATGGGGAGAGGTGAACCCTTGCGCCATTCGTCGGTGACGCTGGGGAAGTGGATGAAGCAGACCTCGACGGCCGGCTCGAAGCGGACCCACGCGACGAAGCAGAGGGCGCCCGCCCGGTGCCAGCGCAGCAGGTTGGTGCGCTGGTGCTCTTTGAGGTCCGACAGGCTCAGGCGGTCGTTGTCGTCGTGCTTCGACTCGACCAGGACCGCCCGGCCGCTGGGCGGTTGCACGCCGAAGATGTCGCCGAGCACCTTGGCCATCGGGGTGGCGCCGACGATCTGCGTCCCGTTGCCATCGGCGCGCGGGCGGCGCATGACGCGCCAACCGGTCTCGATCTGCTCAACCTCGATGCCCATGCCGCGGAGCTGGATCTCGACGATGTTCTCGGCGGTCTGGCCGGCCTGCTTGTTGAGGCGGCCGCGGAGGCGGGCGGCGGGGTTCAAGGACGCACCTCGACCAGCCGCACGCGCTTCCCGCTGACGTGGTCCTTGGTGCTGCCGACTTCGCGCAGGATCAGGTCGTCGATCAGGTCCGTGATCCTTGGTCTCACGGCGTTCATGTCCTCGAATCCGAGGCGCTCCTTGATCTGGCGATCGGTCTGCGGCACGCCAGCGGCGACGTAGGCGTCGATGATCTGCCGCTCGCGCTCGCCGACATCCAGCGTCCCGAGGGCGCGCAGGCTGTTGGCGTGCATGTCGTGATCGAGGTGGTCACCCACGGGAAGCCTCCTCGCTCACGGCCGCCTGGTTCTGGGTGCTCCAGAGCTTGGCGACTTCGCGGGCGTCCTCGGCGAAGCGGCGCGCCATGGCGGCGTCCTTGGCCAGTTGGATGCGATCGGTGACGGCTTCGCCGAAGAGGGCGAGCTGGTCGGCGGCGTGCATGATGTGCTCCCGGGCGGTACGGCAGAAGGGAAGGGCGCGGCAGTAGCGGCAGGCGTCGATGTCGGCGCGGACCTCGGGCTCGTCCTGCCAGGCTTCGGTAACGGCGGTCTGAATGCGCTGGCGCACGGCCTCGATCGCGCTGGCGGTGTAGTGCGCGCTGCTGAACTCCTGGCGGCGGCCCTGGGCCAGGTGGACGGTCACGCCCTGGCGCGGCTTGTACTTGTCCCAGGCCATGACGGCGTAGGTGCCAAGCTGGAGGTGGTCGGCAGCGTGGCCCTGGTCGAGCCATCCCAGCTTCCAGTCGGCGACGATGACGTGGACGATCTCGTCGGTCTCGGCGTCATGGCAGAGGATGATCAGGTCGGCGGTCCCGCCGCGCTCGATGTTCACGCCCTTGCCGCTGAGGTGCATCTCGATCTGAATGGTGATGCGCCAGCCCTGGCCCATGGCCTGGTCGACGAGGGCGACAGCGTAGGCGACGCAGCGGCGGACAGCGTCCTTGGTCCAGTCCTCCAGCTTGGACATGGCCATGCTCATCTGGTTGAGCGCGTCCTCCGGCAGAGTCCATCCGCCGGGCTGCTGGTAGGTCAGGGCCAGCGTCTGGGCGACGACGGTGTGGCCCTGGGTGCCCTGCTCAGCAGCCGGCCGGCTCATCTGCTCGATAGCCGGGACCATGGTGACGGCGCGCCACTCCATCAGGGGCTTGCCGTGGCACAGCTCGATGGCGCCCATGTTGCTGGGTCTGATGAAGGCAGAGCGGTCGGTCACTTGTCAGCCTCGACGATGACCAACTTGGCGACGGCGACGCGACCGTAGCGACCACGCAGGTACGCAGCGTGCGCCTTAATCTCGTGCAGTTGGGTGTTCTGGCCGAGGTAGTGCTCGAAGGTGATGCTGCGCCCGGCGTAGCCGGTCTCGCACTCGGGGGCGAGGCGCGGGATTCCCAGCGCGTCCCACTCGTAGCGGATCGGCCGGCCGGTGTCGTCCTCGACGATGACGACGAAGTGCTCGCCGGGCGGCAGCCAGGCCGGGCGGTCATTGCTGGCCGCTGCGACCTGGGCCGCGACGCGCCCCTCGATGGACGGATCCAAGGTCACGACCGGCCACCCGCCGAGGCGAAGCCCTCAACCGTGTCCAACGTACATCCGGGCACCGCGACGCCGGCGTCGAGGAGCTTCTTGATCGCCTTCTCGTCTGGCACGAGGAGGACGGCGCCGGCGATCTCGCGCGGGATCTTGCTGGCGTCGATGATCTTGAGCACCTTGCGCGTGCTGCCGCGGACGGCCTGCTTGGGCAGCGGGGCCAGGACCGCGGCCTTCTCGACCACGGGCACGACAACGGCGGCCGGTGGCGGCTCGGGCGCCGGCGGCAGGGGCTCGGGATCGGTGCCGAAGAGCTCGGCCTGCTCCTTCGCCTCGCGCTCCTGGGCGGCGCGCTCCTCCTGCTGCTTGCGGATGATCTCCTGCCGCTCCTTCTCCAGGCGCTCGCGCTCGGCCTTGGCCTTCGCCTCGGCTTCCTCGCGCGCCTTGCGCTCAGCTTCCAGACGTTCGGCCTCCAGCTTCCTCTGGCAGTTGAAGAGCCGCTTGCCCAGCTGGGCGCGCGCCTCGTCCAGCGGCGTCGTGGCTTGCGCCTCGGCCGCCATGATCGCCTTCTTGAAGGCGTCGATCGGGCGCGTGATCTCCAGGCGGCCAGTCTCGATGCCCTTCTTGAGCGCGTCGATCTTGCGGAAGAGGTCATTGCCCTTCGCCAGCGTATCCGCGTCGATGACCTCCATGGCCTTGGCCTCGACGGTCAGGGCCTGGACCTGCGCCATCGTCTCGTCCTTGAGGGCGACGATCTCCGCGGGCAGGGTGTTCTTGACGATGACGGCGGCGCTCACTTGGCACCCCGCTTGCCAGCCTTGCGATTCGCCTTGGCCTGGCGTTTCTTCTTCGGCTCATCCTTGGGCGGAATCGCCAGATTCTTGCCGATGATCACGCCCTTGATGCTGAACCCGTGCGGCAGCGCATCGACATCGGACCGGGTCAGGTCCATACTGCCGCCGACAGTCAGGCCGACCGGAAGCGTGACATTCTTGGCCCCTTCGAGGTCGAGAGACCCGCCGATCGTGGTCGGCAGCGTGATCCCCTTGAGGTCGCAACCGCTGAGGTCGAGAGACCCGCCGATCGTGGTCGGCAGCGTGATCCCCTTGAGGTCGCAACCGCTGAG